ACTAGGATTCGGACGAGTCGGCTGCGCACCATGTGTCAACAGCGGGAAGGAAGACATACTCCTGTGGTTGACGAGATTCCCCGAAATGATCGAAAAGGTGAGAACTTACGAACAAGAAACCGGGGTGACGTTCTTTCCTCCGATGGTTCCAGGAAAACACGAGGGGTACAACTTCATTGACGAGGTTATCGAGTGGGCGAAAACCGACCGGTGCGGACGGCAGTTCAACATCTTCCGAGGAAACGTCGAACGCCCAACTTGCGAATCGAAGTATGGACTGTGCGAGTAAATCGCACACAGTAAAGGAGAGTAAATGCGTAGGGCAGTCGAGAAAGAAACAACTCACGAAGTAGTAGGCGCATCGGGCGCGGCATCGTCTCACCGAGCTTTGTTCTTTAACCTGATTTCGCCGCACACGATCCGCAGACTCGCAAAGCGCAAGACGGACGGCGGGATAAAGTACGGCACCGTCCAATGGCGGCAAGGCATCAACGATGCCGAGTACGTCGCAGATCGTTTCAACCATCTTTTCGCCCATATGTTGAACTTCATGGAGAGCGGGAACACAGAGGATGACAATATAGCCGCCATGCTCTGGGCCTTGGATGCCCTCTCCGAGGTCGAGAGATTGTGTCCACAGGCTCTCGCGCACGTCGTGGGCATCTCAGACCTGTTCGGTGCCAGCGCGTCACGGTTTCACAAAGCGGAGCAGTTGCGGCGCGGAAAGAAGTAACCGGAGGTCTCATGCTGATTGCAATTCCATCGAAGGGCCGACCTACCGGCGTCCGCTCTCAAAAAGTCCTCACCACGGCGCGGGTCTACGTGCCAGAGAACGAGGCGACCAACTACGAGCGGGCGGGCGTCCACAACGTGGTCCCGGTTCCGAACTCCGTTCACGGCATCACGTCAACGCGTAACTGGATTCTCGACAACGCAGACGACCCTTGGGTGGTCATGGTTGACGATGATGTGAAGGTTCAAGGATGGGTGAAACTGGACCCGTTCAAGACGCGCCAACTGAAACTCAACGAGGCCGAATGGATCTCCGAATGTATCCGCCTCTTTGAACTTACCGAGCAGATGCGTTACCACATCTGGGGCGTGGCCACTCAGAACGCGCCACGAGCGGTCTACCCGTGGAAACCGATCCTGCTCCGGTCGTCTGTAACCGCCTCGTTCATGGGGATTATCAACGATGGAAAGACGCGCTTCGACGAACGGTTCAAGGTCAAAGAAGACTACGAACTGAATCTGCGGTGCGTCCAGCAGGACGGTGGCGTAATTGCGGCGCGGTATCTCCATTGGACCAACTCGCATTGGACCGACCAAGGCGGATGCGCGGCGTACCGCACTCAGTTACTCGAACTGCGGACAATCAAAATGCTCATGAAGATGTACCCAGGCATGATCCGGCGCGTTCGGCGCGGCGGGTCCGGTTACTCAATCGATCTGGATTTCTAAGAAAGGAAAGCACGGTGAACGCACACCAACGAAGGAAATTCGAGCGGGCGTGGGATAGGTTCAAGGCAGCGCCGATGACCCTTGTTCGATTCGCTCGTATCGGCCACGTCTGGATGCCGGTAAAGAGAGGCGCGGGGAAGGTGTCGGTTCATGGCTAACCTCGTAACCGTAGCAACCGTAGCCAAGGCCCTCAACCTCACAGACCGCCGCATCGCGCAGTTGGTCAAGGAGGGAATGCCGAGGGCCGAACGCGGCAGGTACGATCCATGGGCGTGTGCTCTCTGGTACGTCCGTTACCTACAGAAGGCCCTCACGGCGCGGGGAACGGAGAATGACGAGGGCGGCGCGACAAGCTGGAGGGAAGAGCGCAAGCGATTGGCGCGCTTCCAGGCGAACAACGAAGAACTGCTCTACAAAAAGAACATCGGCGAGTTGATACCAGCGGAGTTATTGCGGTCCAAGTTCGCCCAGTTCGCGAGTACGACGCATGACAGATTCCTTTCCCTACCTTCAAGAATGGCACCTAAACTGGAAGGGGAAAGCAGAGAAGTTATCCGGGTCAAACTCTACGAGGCAGTGCGGGATGTGTTGAACGGGTTGGTAGAAAACCCCATGGGAAGTGAAAGTGCCAGCAAGCGCGGAACTGAAACAGATCGAACAAAACGTGGAAGAGCAGATAAGAGCGGCGGCGCGGCTATTCGCCGTAGCTCCGGACCAGTCAATCGCTGACTGGGCTGAAAAGCATCGCTTTCTTCCGAAGGGTACGACTCCGCGTCCTGGCCAGTTCCACGCGGAAGCGTATCAGCGCGGCATTCTCGAAATGGTGAAGATGCGGACCACGAAGAAAGTGGTTTGCATGAAGTCAACGCAGATCGGGTGGACGGACGCGATTCTGTTGAACGTGGTCGCCTACTATATTGCGTGCGACCCCAAACCTATCATGCTTGTCTTTATCCGCGAGTCGGATGCAAAGGACAAGTCGCAGAAGATCATCGGGCCGATGATTGCAAACTGCCCTGCTCTCCAGGAAAAGATACACAGGAACATCTCGCGCCGGTCCGGAAACAAAACCCTTCTGAAAGATTTCGACGGCGGATTCCTCAAGATTGCGGCGGCGAACTCAGCGCCCAACCTGCGGTCTGACCCCGTGGCCGTCCTCCTCTTGGATGAGATAGACGGCTATCTTGATGACGTAGACGGCGAGGGCGATCCGCTGGAAATCGCTGCCCGCCGCTTGGATGCCTTCGCCGAGACGGGTGAGACAATCATCTTTGAGGGTTCCACCCCCGCGAAACCCAAGGGACTTTCCAAGATCGAACAGGAGTATCTCAAAAGTAGCCAAGCGGAATTCTATGTACCCTGCCCGTTCTGCGGAGAGATGCAGCCTCTTCGGTGGAGAGACGAGGAACCCGGCGACGATGGGAAACCCGTCTACAGAATCCGTTGGGAAAAGAACTCCAAGGGGGAACCGATCAAGAGCACCGTCAAGTATTACTGCCGCAGTTGCGAGCGCGGCATTGACGAGAAGCACAAACAGGGAATGTTGGACTCAGGCCGTTGGGTCCATAAATACCCCGAGCGCACGGAAGTTTTGGGCGTCTACATCTGGGCGGCATACTCGCCCTTCGCCGAAGTCTGGTATCAGATGGCGAAGGAGTGGACAGAGGCACAGCACAAGCCAGAGAAGATGAAAGCGTTTGTGAACTTGCGTCTCGGGCAGACGTGGGATGAGGGCGCGGAATCCATCACAGAGCTCTCTTTGACCAAGCGTCGCGAGACCTACAACGCGGCGGTGCCTGAGAACGTCGCGGTGCTCGTGGCCACGGTCGATGTGCAGCAGAACCGCCTCGAGGCGCAGATAACCGGGTTTGGCCCAGGCGAAGAAACGTATCTCATCGACCACACAATCTTTTGGGGCCCCCCTCAGTTGCTCCCAGGTCAGAAAGAGAACGAAGACCAAGTCAATGTATGGGACGATCTGGACGAATACCTGCTGAAGACGTGGCAGCATGAATCCGGCGCAAAACTCACGCCCGCAATAACGCTGGTCGATGCGGGCGCATACGGTGATGCGGTTTATAGCTTTGTGGTTCCACGTCAGACAATGCGCCGCCGCGTCTATGCTTCGCGTGGGCAAGACTTCCTAAGTCGGCCCGTCCTGGCGGAAGAGTCAACGAGCAAAAAACACAAGGTCCGGCTGTTCACCCTGGCGACGAACGCAATCAAGGACCGCATCATGGCCCGGTTGAGGATTCCAGCCCCAGGTCCCGGATATATGCACTTTCCGGATTGGACCACGGATGAGTATTTCGGCCAGTTGACGGCGGAGAGCAAGTTGCCGGTGCGCAATCGCCGGACGAACGTCATCCGATACCTCTGGGTCAAGAATCAGGAACGCAACGAAGCGCTCGACCTCACGGTGTACGCTCACGCGGCGTTGTGGCTGCTGCAAAAGAAGATCGACCCGAGGACGTACAAAGACCTCGAAGCGGTTCACTCTCAGGTTGTAGCGGGGCGCGGCGCGGCGGATGAGCGGCCCACGTTGGGAGCGCGGGTCATTTCGGCGGGAATCTAACAGAAAATAGTTGAAGTTTCTTTTCAAATAGACTTGTATGTGTAATCATTATTGTGTACGCTTAAAACATCATGAAGAGCACGGAATTCAAACGGTGGCTAGCAAAACAGGGAGTGGAGTTCGGTTCCCAACAGGGCTCTCATCTCAAACTTTTCCTGAACGGTCGCCAGTCGATTCTGCCGATGCACCACAAGGACATCTCAAAAGGTCTGGTCGAGGACATCAAAAAGCAACTCGGTCTCAAGTAAAGGAGCCAACATGCGAGCGTATCCAGTCAATCTCCGTAAAAGCGGCAAGTTTATCGTGGTGAGCTTCCCAGACATCCCGGAGGCTCATACTCAGGGAATCGACCGGGCCGAGGCATTGGAAATGGGAAAAGAGGCTCTGGAACTGGCAATGGAGTTCTATTTCGAGGATCGGCGTCCCGTTCCCGCTCCCTCTCGTCCAAAGCGCGGTCAAGCAGTGGTCCAATTGCCCGCGAGTCTGTCGGCAAAGATTCTACTGTTAAACGAAATGCTGCGGCAGAAGATTCCGCCCGCAGAACTGGCGCGGCGGATTGGAACGACTCGGCAGGAGGTTAACCGGCTCACAGACATCCGGCACACGAGCAAAATCGACCGAATCGACGTGGCGTTACAGGCGCTGGGAAAAAACCTCGTTCTCGAAGCGGCCTGAAAGGACCATGGGAGACTTGACACGGTTTCAGAGGAGCGTATCCTCCACTTGTTCTGCAAACGAAGCAGCATTACTCAGGAAAGGAATAACGATGACCGATACGACGCCATCCGCGCTCAAATGGGTTCGCATCACCAATGAGAATCTACCTAAA